TCATCCATTACACCCCCGTATATTTTTATTGTAAATTATTTCGGATTATCATTGCTTCTAATTCGTCGACCCTTTCCATACACCTTCGTAAAGCACCATACATAACCATCATGATTTGCGATGTGTCTAGAAATTTACTGTCTTCAAGACCCTGTGCCTCTTTTGTCGTAACAGATTTTGGAAGAAACTCCTCGACTTCCTGTGCGATGAAACCGAGTTGAGTTCTATCCAGTTCGAGTGGATTGAAATCATTGTTCCACGTAAATCTTTTCAAGTCGAGGTTTCGCACTATATTTTCGCACAGAATCGTATTGGCGATGTGTATATTGCTTTTCAACCTCCGATCAGATGACGCGAGCCACCCACCTGCTGTCAGTTTATATGCAGCCCCTGGCGCGGTGAAGTCTCCGTTCTCCGCCAGAGTCACGAAATTATTAGAATTACATATACTTACTAGATTGGACTTGTTAGAAACGGTAGAGGTTCTACCAAAAACGCTCAGGTTGTTCCCTCTGTTTATAATCAACTGTTGACCCATAACAGACATGTCATGTATACCGGGGGCTGTAGTAGCCCCTCCTACCGGACGAAGAAGTAATCCGGAACCAAAAGCAACACAATCTTTAATATTTCCCGCGTATGTACCAAATCCCGCGTCGGTCGTGCCGAATTCTATATTTCTTCCAATACCGGTATTCCGCAGCACGCTAGAAGTCGTGTTCAGATCGGAACCTGTAAACACGGTATCGCCTATATACGTACAAAAATAAGCGAGGCTCCCTCCAATGTCTTTTCCCATCATAAGATTATCCGTCCCCACTGTACCGGTATCATCTGGTCCGTTTCCAGCATTTTCACCAATACATATATTTCTTTCCCCCGAAACGTTTGTTCCAGCGGCTTCTCCGATACATATATTCTTGATTGCCCCGTCCAAAGTTGTTGCAGATGGGCCGATACAAATGTTATTAAAACCGGTGGTCATCCCAACTCCTGCGTCGTAACCAATCAATATATTCAAACTACCATCATCTAAAGTTCCTCCCGTGAGACTTCCTATGAGTATATTTTCAGTTCCCGTTGTCAATGCGGTTCCGCACTCCGACCCCAATATTGTGTTATATTTTCCAGTTGTAATAAAAGTACCGGAATTACTCCCCACAATAGTATTATTGGATCCGTTTCTTCCAGAACCAGCCCCGACGAAGGTATTATATTTTCCATCCGTCATGCCGACACCTGCACGAGCTCCAAGAATTGTATTATTTCCCCCTGTCGTGAGTGTGTTACCGGCGAATGTTCCGAATATAGAGTTGTCAACCGCCGAAGATGTCGTGTTTAATCCTGCAAAACTTCCCACTACAGAGTTGCGAGACCCGTTGTTCCCGGAGGAAACTCCGACACAAGTGTTGAGCCCTCCTGCAATGATACCATATCCCGCACGTGCGCCGAGAACTGTATTCTGAATTCCAGCCGCGATCGTGTTTCCTGCATAGCTTCCTAAAACTGTATTTTCGTCTCCGGATGTGATACTAGCTCCCGCAGAAGTGCCAATCACGGTATTATCATCCGCACCGAGTTCTAATACATTGGCTGCAAGAGCCCCGATCACGGTGTTTCTAAAACCATTTCGCCCTGCACCAAATCCTACGAACGTATTAAGATTTCCTTGAGAAAGTCCGTCTCCACCACGAGCTCCAAGAATAGTATTCTGGCATCCGGCAGTTATCAAGTTTCCTGCTGAAGCTCCAATAACAGTATTCTGAAACCCAGTTGTCATATTATTCCCAGTAAGACTTCCTATTACCGTGTTCAGCGACCCACTGTTTCCTGCTCTCGATTTGAATCCAATAACAGTGTTAAACGTCCCGGTATCAAGTCCATACCCCGCGTTCCCTCCGAGAATGGTGTTCTGACCTCCAGTAGTAACATTAGCCCCAGAGTATCCTCCGACGATAGCGTTATCAGACCCTGTGGATAATCTATTCCCCGCGAGACTCCCCACAACCGTATTACGATTTCCATTGTTTCCTGCATTGTACCCGATGAACGTATTCAAGCTTCCGAGGACCATACCATATCCGGCACGACTTCCGAGGACAGTGTTTTGCAGACCAGCCGTCAGCGTATTTCCAGCGTAGCTACCTAATATGGTATTCTCATCCCCGGTATTAAGAGAATCTCCCGCGGAAACACCAATTATCGTATTATCTATCGCACCGTTCGTCATGCTATTACCTGCAAGAGCTCCGACAACCGTGTTTTGTTCGCCGTTTCTCCCGGTTGAAAAACCTACGAACGTGTTAAGATTTCCTTGAGATAACCCTTCTCCTGCACCGGATCCGAGCACCGTATTCCGACTTCCTGTTGCTATCGAATTTCCTGCTGAACTTCCAATAATGGTGTTATTAGACGCATTAGTCATAGAATTCCCGGCATAGCTTCCCACTACTGTATTGGTACTTCCGTTTCCTCCCGCACCATATCCTACATATGTGTTAAGTTTCCCCGTGTTCAATCCGATTCCCGTTTCACTTCCAATGAGTGTATTTTGTCCACCTGTCACGAGTGCATTCCCGGCAGATACCCCCAAGATTGTATTTTGCACACCGGTATTACAAATGGAACCAGAGAATGCACCGATGATCGTATTGTCAGTAGCGGTTGATGTGAGTCTTCCGCCCGAAGAACTCCCGACGACTGTGTTACGAGACCCGTTGTTCCCCGAATTGTAACCGACATACGTGTTCAAGCCTCCTGCGACGATACCAGCTCCTGCACGCGTCCCGAGAACCGTGTTTTGAACACCTATCGTGAGTGAGTTGGCAGCGAAATACCCCAATATGGTGTTTTGCAATCCTGTTGTGATATTAGCACCGGCAGATCCTCCGATTATGGTATTGTCAGTTGCACCACTCGCCAAGGAATTTCCTGCAAGACTTCCTACGACCGTGTTGCGAGATCCTCCATTTCCTGCCCCAAACCCGACGAACGTGTTGAGTGTTCCCGTATTCAGATTATAACCAGCATTTCCGCCCAGAAGGGTGTTTTGAGCCCCCGTGGTGACATTAGCCCCCGCAGAGATTCCGACGATGGTGTTTTCGGTCGCCGTCGACATTCTGTTTCCCGCAAGACTTCCCACCACGGTATTGAGACTTCCGTTGTTTCCCGAACAAAACCCAACGATTGTATTCAGAGACCCGGTGGTCAAGCCGTATCCTGCGTTTCCTCCGAGGATGATGTTCCTAGTTCCAGTAGTGACATTAGCGCCCGCAGAACCTCCCACTATGGTGTTTTCGGACGCAGTTATCATAGAATTTGCTGCGTAACTTCCCACCACTGTATTGAGGCTCCCGTTTCCTCCAGCGTCAAATCCAACGAACGTGTTCAAGCTTCCTGCTACGAGACCAGTTCCAGCACGTGTTCCAAGGACGGTGTTTTGTGCACCACTGACGAGTGTATTACCGGTCACGGAACCCAGAATTGTATTTTGAACACCGGTATTACAAACGGCCCCCGATGCTGACCCGATGATCGTATTGTCAGTTGCGGCTGATGTAAGATTGCGTCCAGAATTACTCCCCACCACGGCATTACGAGAACCGTTGTTTCCAGAATTGAAACCAACGTATGTGTTCAAGCCTCCTGCAATAAGACCAATTCCTGCTTGCGTCCCCAGGGTTGTATTCTGAACACCAATCGTGATCGTGTTACCAGCGCGACTTCCCATGAGTGTATTTTGAGCGCCAGTTGTGATATTATCACCCGATGATACTCCTACGACGGTATTCTCTGATGCTGTTGACATCGAATTTCCCGCAAGAGCACCAACAACTGTGTTGCGAGACCCACTGTTTCCTGCCCCAAACCCAACGAGTGTGTTCAGAGTCCCGACTGCCAGTCCATAACCAGCGTTTCCGCCGAGAAGAGTGTTTTGAGTCCCCGCGGTGATATTAGCTCCTGCGGAGATTCCGACGATTGTGTTTTCGGTCGCCGTCGACATTCTGTTTCCCGCAAGACTTCCCACCACGGTATTGAGACTTCCGTTGTTTCCCGAACTGACTCCGATAATTGTGTTTAAGCTGCCCGTGCTCAAACCATATCCAGAACTTTCTCCGAGAATCGTATTTTTCCGCCCCGTGGTGACATTAGCACCTGCTAAAGTTCCCACGATGGTATTATTATTTCCGGATATGTCAGTGGCGGCTTTGAACCCTACTATAACATTGTTACCTCCAGTTACATTTGAGCCAGCAAATGCTCCCATAAAGGTGTTATTGTTACCGATGTTTCCTGAAAAAAACCCGACATATGTGTTGAAATAACCGTCATGATTGATATTGGAATCAAGAGACCCTGTTTCGGCTCCTATGAACGTATTGTTAGATGATTTTCCCATTCGAGCTCCCGCCAGTCGACCGATAGCACAATTATTTTCTCCCGCGACGTTAGCTCCGGCGGCAAATCCCATCAGCGTATTGTTGTTTCCTTGTGCTAAAAGACCCGCAGCAAAACCAAATATCGCGTTGTTACTGCCGACGTTACTACCAGCTCTAGATCCCACTATCGTGTTGTCGAACTCGACATCACTGCCGGCAAAAGCTCCGATAACAGTGTTGTAATTTCCGGTGACATTCGAAGCTGACTTGTAACCAACAGTCGTGTTATAATCACCAAGCTTATCGGCAGATAACGCACCGACCGATGTATTATAACTGCCTGTGTCCGCGTTTCCAGATTGATAACCAATCGATGTATTGAAAAAACTATTTGTGTTAGCCGCATATCCAGCTTCATAGCCAACGAACGTAGAAAAAAAACCCCCTTCATACCCCGCGGAATGTCCCACGAAAGTACTTTGTATAGAGTTTCTAGAATTATAGCCCGCATATGCTCCGACACCAACTGTTCGTATCGTATCATTGCCATTTGCACCGGCTTGTGACCCAACCCACACGTTGTTGGACCCATTTTTAACGTTCTGACCGGCAAAGGCACCTACTGCAACCGAATCGCTTTCGCCCACGGAGTTCTGGCCCGACTTGTAACCGAGGAACACATCGCGAAACCCGGTCGTGAGATTTTGACCAGCGTAAGCTCCTATCAACACGACTTGTCCTCCCGTCGTCAAGTTGGCACCCGCGCCTGGACCTATGATGACACTTTCTGTCAGGTTGCTGACATTACCGCCCCCGCCACCCCCTCCGATGATGATGGTGTCGTATACGTTGGTAGTGTTAGCACCCGCTTGATACCCTATGAAAATATTGTTGCCTCCGTTCACGTTATTTTGCCCCGCGCCAACACCTACGTAAACATTCTGATACCCATTGGCCGCAAATTCTCCGGAACCCGAACCAATATACGTGTTTTCCGTTCCGTTTTTGGATCCAGCACCCGACGAAGACCCGATGAAAGTGTTATCCACGCCGATTTTGGAATACTTTCCCGCGGATTCGCCCAAAATTGTACATCCTGACATGTCATATCCGTAGTAAGCTGCCGCAGCTCCGACACAAACATTACGTGTTCCCTGAACGAATCTTCCCATCGATTTCCAGCCGATTGCGACATTGTATGAGGATTTTTGTAAATTTTGAGCGGCCTGATAACCAACGGCCACGGTTCCAACGACATTTGCGGCGTTTTCCATGACACCAACACCAACACCTGTGTCAGATTCACTATTTTGAATCTCTGCTCCCGCGTAGGCACCAACGAGCGATGTGTTGGCAACGGTTTGACTCGAAACCATGCTATTAGCACCTACGCTTGTATTGTTTTGTGAACTTCCATTCAATAAAACCTTACTTCCTGCATTGAGACCAATGAATGTGTCGGAATACCCGTCTACTAAACTTATTTGGTCGAGTTGTGTGGAATAACTACCTTTGCCTGAAAATTTGTACTCCTGAAACTTGTTGGCAGGTTGCATATTTACAATTATGTATATTTTTAATTTTCTTTTTTCACATAGTATGGGCTTATTTAAATGATTTGTATTGTCAATATGTAACTCACTTATTACATAATCTTTTCACAGCATCGAACTCGGCATTTGTAAGCGAAATATCACCTCGCATATGTAAAATATCATAAGAGACGATACCCTTTTTCATGAGATTTCTCACGAGAAGGACGTCCTTACGAAACTTCTCGTATTTCTCATCGCGCCGTGTCACTCCAGGGCCTCCAGTTGAGATATTAAAGCCATCCGGAGAAACTGTGTTTTCAAGTGCGATGGCAACCCGTTCCACTACATTTACGTCATGGGGTCCGACTATCGCGAGCGTGTCCAGAGTCGCATTGTTAGTTTGAAGAGCCTCCTTCAGTAGCGTGCATTTTGATGTATGTCTGACATGTTCCTTAAAACGTTCCTCCGGCATGCGGTTCGTCTGACCAATGTATTTCAGATCGCCGATGGAAATCTTATAGATCCTGTGTAGCCTGCATGCTTCTTCAGTAGTCTTTACGATCCTGTTCACCACGAAACTAGCGGCCATGCAAGTGATACTCATTTTTATATTATTTTGGGGGGCAATCATTATTTATCATGCGGTGTGTCAATATAGAAAAATAATGTTTGATTACATTATAAACAATGACGAAGATGCAACACATTCTGCTGGTACTGGTTGTCTTAGCACTTGTCGTGTTCGGCGCGATGCAGTTCATGAAGATGAAGAAGAAAGAAAAGTTTATAATGCAATTGTACCGCCCCACTCCCGTCGTGTCTGTTCCCGACGGAACTTGGGACATAGCGGATACATGGACACAATCGTTACCCAGTAAAGATGGTCCGAAACTTGTGGTGCAGAAGGGAAATTACCGCCGGTTTAATCGGGTGTAAATACGATTTGTCGATACAAAATATCATGCCAACAACTTAAGAGTCAGAACCCATCCGAATTCTCCGAATGATCCTGGTGATAATACTCCGTCGACAATGTCTCCGGCCGACAGGTAACGGTCAGACTTTATTTTGGTCACTATGTCTCCCCATGAATTGTTATCTGCCGCGTATTTCAATGGCGAAAAATTCGGCGACGCTTTAGATTTGATGTAATTATGAACCAGCAGAAGGTCTCCTTTGTTTCCTTGTGCATGTGTGATGTCGATCCGCGTGAAGTTTTCATATACGCAGCGGTCCGCTTTGGTTGCCTGAAGATCTCTGAGTATCTTTATGCCCTTAAACGGAATTTCTATAGGATTGTCGTCATATCGAAGTTGATGAAATTTACCACGTTTTACCATTGCGATTTTTGCAGGATCCATTGATATTATAATATTATATTTGTTTAAGTTATATACAAATGGGTAATTCTTCTAGTTCAACTGGTGGCACTGGCAGAAATGTGAGAATATCCGACTGGAAGAGTTCAAAGTGTGCGAGAATCCCTCAGTATGCTGATCGAAGAGTTTGGGTCCTTCAAAATTTATACAAAGTAAAAAACATCAACGAATTTCCTCCCAATATATATTCCGCCCAGGATGCGGAGGCGGACATCGCAGATTGCATAGCTGGGGTTCGTCTGAGACACTCGTATAAAGTCGTTAGTATCAAGCGTTTTGAAGCTATCAAAGGGAAGGATCTTCGCAGATATGCTCTGCAGAAATATCATGGATACGGTGATCTCATAGATCAGCGGACAATCTCAATCCTACCGTATACAAAGCAAAACGCAGCGATCGACGTGAGATATTATAAAAAATACCGACAACCTTATTTCATCGTGGACAAAGTAACATCTACCGTCAGGAGCCGAGATGGTAAAATTATGCGTCAGCCTGGTCAGAAAGGGACCGAAGTTAAGTATTCATATGACCGTGCAGACATGGCCAAGAAGGGGAAGTTCGAGGCGGGCAAGAAGAAGTACGACGTGCGGAAATATCCACTCCAAAGTTTCAAGGATGGGAGTGTTGGAAGGGTGATTCCTTGCTCTGTGGCCCCCGCGATGTGCACCCCTGGTCAGCAGACGTTCGTATCGAGGGATGTAGGCAATGCTCTGAAAAGGGCAGCGGTGGTAAATGCCAAACAACGCAAACAAACATTGAGGTTCCTCCAGACTTCTCATGCCAAGAAAATACAGGCACTCAACAAAAAGATCGCATCGGCACCTCCCGAGGTGAAGGCGAGGCTCCAAAAGCAACGTCAGAATATGCAGGTGAAATTCAGGTTGAATACCGCCAAGGCAGAACAAACTAATCGTATTCAAATTCAATCCGGCAAATCCAAGAACTGGCAACAGAAGCGTGCGGAACTAGGTAAACAGAAACAGGCGCAAGCCCAGGCAGAAAAGGCAAAGAAAAAACAAGAGGAGATGCTCCGTCGTCAAAGAGCGGAACAAAAGGCACGTGAGAATGCCGCGCTTCGCAAACAACGTGCTCAACGCCGCCAGAACCCACCTCCAGGGAGAAAGTCGACGGGGTTCACTCCAGGAGCACCTCCCATGCCTCAGGCAGGGTTCTCTCCGTCTGGCCGCCAGCGCACCGGAGCTACTCCTCGTGGTAAATCACGGAGCTCTCGATAATTATTTCTCCCAATCGACGATGACGCAATCATTGTTGACAACATCGTTTACGAGTTGAAAAAACTCTTTCGTTTGGTTCAACCCAACCATTCTAGCGGAAGGAATACCATCCTCACAGAGTATCACTGTGGGTAGAGCTCGAACACTGAATGCTTTGCTGATGGTATTGTTCTCGCCGTGATCGACATCATAGACATCAATATCGAGGTCTAGCTTCGCAATCCTGGGTTCGAGATTTTTGCATGCTCTGCACGATTTCGATGTAAACTTGATGATCGAGTACTTGCGCCCGGACTGCAGTCCGCTGAGCATCTTGCTGTAGCTGTTCACCTTAATAGTCTGCATGTTTATTTTATGTGCTATTCGTCATTACTTTATATCATAATATGACGATATGAGATATAAAGTAATTTAAGAAAATAGGTCGTTAAATAAAGTATGAATTATACGGTTTGCATCGACGACATGCGGTTTTCGCTGGAGTTTACATCTGATATCTTTGCAAGCAAGGAGCCGACGAGTGTCGCACTCGGAATAACGAGCGATGAGTTTGCGCATGTCTTTCGCTCTATCATGGAAAAATCCGTTCTAAGCGGATGCTCGTTCGCGTCTCATTCAGAGTTCGGCGATGCGGTGGCTCTCAACCTCCCCTACAATCAATTCCTCGAGATGGAGTATAACGTGATTAACAAAATAGAACCAATGTTTGCACTGTTTGACATGTTACGATACGCTCCCAGTGGAAAATGCTTGTATGTATTTTCGATCGCCTCCGATGGCCGAGGTCTCGCGAGTCAACTGCTACAGCATACGATAGACGAAGCAAAGGCACACGGGTTCACGTCAATTCTCGCGGATTGCACAAATATAAAGAGTCAAGAATTGTTTAAAAAGCACGGATTTGTTACGCGTTCGAAAGTCACATATGGTGGATTTGAACACAATGGTGTGTATTCGTTCAAAAACATCGACAATACCGCGAGTATAAAGAGAATGGAACTACAATTAAATAATATCGCGTGTAAATAAATGACGAGCCCGATCACCGTTCATGTTCTTCTGTTTGTGGTCATGACGATCCTATACAAATACATCCCGGGTGGATTTACCAGCAACTTCACGAGAGCCGATGGGCTAAAGAAGGAGCCGTCGTGGATGGACGTTATTTACATGAGCGCCGTAACTCACACGACAACTGGTTTCGGAGACTTTCTTCCGTCCACGAATACGGCCAGGTTTTGCGTTACACTACATGTGATACTCGTGTTCTGTTTTGTTATCCTAGGCGTCAAAATATAATTACTTGGCATTTCTGTCCAAGAAAAGAACTCCAGGCATTACCTTGGAACCCTTTTCGCTCACATCCTGAGGGCGTGCAAAAGCGCTTTCGCCGCCTCCGCTGAATGGCAAGCTCGCGTCGCGCAAATATAGAACGTAAGCCCTGACTCCGGGAAGGATCTGTTTGAGGCACTCCGTGATGACGAGTGTGTTTATTTTTTTCAGAGACTCTTGAACGTTTCCGTTGAACGTGGAGTCCTGCACGTAAATCCCGCACATCATCATGATGAGCTCGTCATCGTTTTGACGCCCGATGTCCACGCCCGTGTATCTCTTCGTTTGAGATATCAGCTTCCCTTGGATGAAGTTCACGTTCTTTATGGAGAAAAACGTGGTGTTGAATTCACTGGGGGTTTCGTGGAGGACCCTCAGGGCAGCAGCGACCGTGGGCTCTATTGTGGAATCGCCGAATTGGCCAGAGATTTTGTATGGGTCCGAGGTTGGGAAGATCATGTTCTTGATATTTTGGATAGCGTTGTCCATCCTTTGTTTATGTAATCAATATATATTTTTTAGATTGGTTTTCACGGCGATGGCGATGTTCCCGTCGGTGACTTGGGCTGTGCTGTTTTTGAAGAAGTGTTTTTCGGCATTCTTAGTTTAGCATATTCCGGAGCTGGCAACCAGTATCCAAGGATTCCGGTCAACACGGGCAAGTAGACGCCCTCTGGTTTTCCTATTGCCAGCATCGCAATTGTAAACGCGGTTACTGTTCCAGAGATTCCTACCTGTACGGCGAACCTCATCATGCGACTGTGATGATTTCTCCTATCGGTTATAAGTTCCTGATATTCATCGTATGGAATTTTGTTTTTCGTGACCAAGTCAAGCGTATATGCATCTTCGTACGATAATCTCCCTTCTTCTAATAATTCGTACTGCATCTCCTTCATGTTACGGGGGCGCAGAGGCTCTGTAAGGGGCGCAGCTGACATCTCGTATGCTACTTAAACATAAAAAAATGGGTTTTTTTCCGACGTTCATCTGTTTTGTCGATATGTTGGTATTTTCGTATCGACAAAACGTATTTTCATACATGTATCTACTTAACAGTTGAATTTTTTACACCATTTTTCGGATGAAACGACACCTTTGTTCTCGGGTACGGGGGGCAGCACCTTGGGACCGTTGGCCATCTCGGAGGGAGTGCTGAACTCACCCATGTAGTTGGGGTCGAACTTCTCGGCCTTGACGACCTTCTTGCCGAACATCTTGCCGGCAAGCATACCCATGGCGAAGAACGCCACGATGATGAGTACGAAAACCACGGGGCTGCTGGGGATGAATTTCATTTGTCTAGATAATATACGTAAATATTATTTTTTTACGTCTGTCGTAACAGCTTCGTTTGCTTGTTTTGCGTCGAGGACAGAATCGACCATGGTTCCTATCACGAACGCGAGGAGTACAATCGTGAAAAGCAACCCTGGGGTTTTCTCGAGGATCTTCAGCATCATATGGATATAGTATACTAAAATATTTTTTGCAGCGTGTTTCATTTCTTCGTACAAACCACAGAAATAATATAAAATGATATATAAAAATGGATGACATCGAAACTATCTCAAAGTTTGGCGTTGATGAGACGTATATCTTCATAGCGGATTCGTCTAAACGCGACAGATCTGCATATCCAACTGCGTCAGAGTTCGAAGTCCAGTTCAACAGTCAATTCAGAAACATCACAAAGTTCGAGGTCCTCCAAGCATCGATCCCAAGGACGGATTACCTCGTAGACGAAACCGAGTGTTCTTTCACATACGCCATCAATCAACCGACAAATATAAATACATGGCAGCAGGACATTATTGGAAATATTCGGACGGCCAACATCACGCCTGGAGATTATAACTTCCCTCAGTTGGTCGACGAGATGAATCGTGCGCTACAAGAGACGTCGAACGCGTTTTCAGATACCGTGGCACTTCGTGTGAGTCCCACGACCAATCCTTCTGAGATCTCCAACAAGATGACCATAACTTCGTCGGAAGCTTTTACGTTGCTTGGCGATCAAAGCACCATAAAGTCGACGATCGGATTTGGCGATCCCGTCATTGCGAACAGGACAGACTACTCGATCGTCCCTGGTTATAACACAAACTTTCCGAACGGAGCCTCCAACGTATTTTTGTCTACGGAATCCGCCATATCGGGCGCGCAACAATATAACACGTTCGTGGGTGTTTTCCCTCCTGGAGACGACACGTCTTATTCTGGAATTTATGATGGCCAGACTCTGCGACAATATTTCACCGCTCAGGCCGCTGGGGTTCCTTCCGCCGTAACTGGATACTTCAAGGACATCGGAACTGCACCGACGGGTGGCTTCGTGGCGAATCTGGCAATAAAGAATGCAACAACCGATGTTACGATCGCATCTGGAAACATCATCTCAATAAACGACGATCTTACACCATCAGTCACGACGGGCCTCGCGGTGGTTAGCAATTTCGTCCAAGGTCAAAGCTATTACGTCGAATTCACTCCCGGAACATCTGGCACGACATCCACAAATTGCACGAGTCTATGGCATACGGAACCTAATCTGCCGGAAGTCGCCGGATCTTATATACAAATAAACGGCACGACGGTATTCTCCGGGCAATTGTTCTCTATAGATGTAGTGTCGGGCGCTTTTGGTAACAGTCTTATCTCTCCCGGTATCGTGAACATCAAAGGTGCTAGATATCTCAAGATTAGATGCCTGGAACTCGAGACTCTGATTTACAAGGATAGAGTAGGGGAGCCTACCACTGCAGGTGTGGGTATTGTCAATATCATTGGCTATGGATTCGCAGAAGCGCGTTATAGTTTTTCTTCTATCCCTATAAAACCATTCCACCCCATAGGTAAGCTCCAAAAATTGACATTTAGAATAGAACGTCCTGATGGTTCGCTCTACAACACGAATGGTGTAGATAATACTTTCCTTTGTGCACTTACGTTCAGGACCGTACCAAACAATTCCGTGAACAAAACATTCGACGGTCCTGGGACATATCCTGCGGCACCAGGTTATACGGGCGATTATATCAAACTTCAACAAAACCGCTGGAGACAAGAAGCGGCCGCTACATATCCCACACAGAAGGCGACATATACTGGTTGTCGCCCACGAACTTGATTTTAAAAACAATATACATTTTGTCTGTACTTTCTTCGTATCGACAAAATGTATTTGAATCGAACTAGTATGTTTTCGTCCTCGTCCATCCGCCTTCACATCCACATGGTTTACCGGTAGTGTTCCAAATCATCAACGTGAAAAACTCGATCGCAAAGTTTTTAGTGTTGTTATCATCGGCGTTTTCGACGTTGATTTTTTCCGGGATGATACTGCTAATTTCCGCAAGGTCTTCGTCGTTCATTGGATTATTCAAATCGAAAAAACCGGGGCTCAGCTCGACTTCATTATCATTCGACATTTATATTTACTAATATTTTTATTTACTAATATTTTTATTTATATCTTTCCAAGCCATCGAACTTATTGTCTACGAATTTGTTTATTTCTTGGACGAAATGTACTTGAGATGTGAAATAAAGATTGCCGAACGCAAACGACGCTACACCACCGCCAAGATCATCGGGTGTGATAAACGGCATATATGTAGCCGCGAGTATCAACCCACCCATCATTACAATGAATTGAATAACCAGGGATAACGCACTGACTGCATGACAGTCCTTGGGAAATTTTTTATGGATCGCTACGTTGATGTGCCTGTTTATCGTGCCTGTCGCAATTCCAAGAGCAAGACCTGCGATTGCGAACACGATAATGTACACATGTGGTAACTTTCTCATTTTTACATTATGTAAATATTTTAATTAATCATCAGGCACTGCAGACCAGACACTCTTCAACGGTTACCGCAATCGCATTGGCTGAAGGCTGTACCCTCATGTAGTACAAAAGTGACTTAAGCCCCCGTCTCCATGCGTAGAACAGCATACTCGAGACGCTCTTCAGAGACGGCGATGCCAGGAATAGGTTCATTGATTGTGTTTGGTCTACGAATGGTGCACGGTCTGCTGCAAGGTCGATGACGGTCTTCATGGAAATCTCCCATGCGGTTTTGTATACTGCTTTGAGTTCCGGAGAAATGCCGATCACTCGTTGGACGGACCCATTGTTGGCGATGATCTGGTTCTTCATGGTCTCGGACCATGTTCCGCGCTCTATCAGATCGCGTACAAGATATGAATTCACTACCGGGAACTCGCCTGCGAGAGTTCGCCTGGAATAAATATTAGACGTGATGGGCTCAAAAGCCTCTACACTTCCGCAAATCTGCGCAGTGCTCGCGGTTGGCATCAACGCGGTGGTCAGCGAGTTGCGAACTCCGTTTTTGACACGCTTCTCGAGCCCGGCCCAGTCAAGATTGCTCTTGGGAGTGGCACCCCATAGGTGATACTGCATCTTCCCCTGGCTGGCGGGAGAACCTTCGAATGTCGGGTGAGGCCCGTGGATTTCCGCGAGTTCCACAGAAGACTCTACGGCCGCGAAATAGATGTGCTCGAAGATCTCTCTGTTGAGGTCGCGCGCCTCCTGCGAATCAAACGGTAGCTTGAGCTTGAAGAAAACGTCCTGGAGCCCCTGGACACCAACACCTACCGGGCGACGGAGCATGTTGCTGTTCCGGGCTTCCTTGGTCGCATAGGACATGATGTCAATGGACTTGTCGAGGTTCTTCGTGAGGACCTTCACGTGGCGGCGCATGTCCTCGAGGTCGAACTTGCCATTCTTAACGTAATTCTTGAGAACGATGCTGCCGATAACACATACCGCGGTCTCATCCTTCGATGAATACTCTACGATCTCATTGCATTGTCCCGTGATGATACCGTTGAACACGCCCATATGACGTTTGGGTTCGTTGAAGCAATAAGTGTCCTCAACAACACCAGTGTCGACCACAGACACTACCTTAGTGTATTTAGTAGTCTTGTGATGTTTCTCACGACCGCCTGTGAGTTGAAGACGAGCGGGGTTATAACCGAGAGAAAAAAGCTTCCTGACACCATCAGAGTCAATGTTGAAACGCCACGTGGGCAAGCACTTATAATCGGAATATCCCTCGCGACCATTGGGCAATGACACCATGCGCTCACCAAGACCCTCGCATACTCCAATAGAAATACCGAGTGTTTGTAGCATCAACATAATGTCGGTCAAAAACTTCTTATTAGTGCTTACCGCTTGAATGTTCTCAATACCATTGTTTTTGATCACACATCCATCGCCGTCGAGAAATCCACTCAACCAATTGATCTTGTCATCTACAGAAGAGTTGATCGGCACTTCGAATTTTTTGACGTTGCTTGGGATTATGTAAGTAGTCCTTCCAGTAGCCTCGTTGTCATATGCATGAATAACAATTGCTCGGCTTTGGATAGCCTCACGTTTGTCATCGCGGTGCACACTAATCTTGTTGGTATTGTGCTCCGTGGCTTTCTGATCATAGTATCCGTCCGCGCTGAAAAACCCAGAGGTGTAGGCTTCCTTCGCGGATCTCACAGTCTCTCCTTTTGTGATAGTTGGGAGATCAAACCTAATGATCTTATCATCTGCCTCGAGATCCATCGCCCTAATCTCTACAACGCGAGACTTTTGAGCAGGACGTGTTCCAGTCTCTACGTAGAATTTGTGATACGGAGTGCAACGAAGAGATATGCCGTTGTCAAAAGAAACCGTGAGTAGCTTCTGGTTGACACCCGTCTTGTGGACAATGGTATCGCTAAATTCACTACCATTCCACACGGATACCTGATGACCTTGAAGGTCTTTGATTGGGTGGTATCCGGTAGATGTGAGGATTTTAGTATCTCCGGCTACGCACAAGTTGCTGCCTTTGATGACACCGGCGTTCATCTGCATGTTAGCCCGGTTGACCGCGTCCTTGTTAGAGACGTAAGGTAGACCAGTCTCAATCTGCGTGATGATCATGGTGTTCCAGACATCCCTGGCTTTGACTTTTTGCTTGGCCATGCCACGAGTTTCGTAGTCAACATACATCTTTTCGTACTCATCGCCATAAACATCGGAGAGACCAGGGCACTCGCTCGGGTCTAGGAGAGACCAGTCGGCATCGGCTTCCACCCGCTTCATGAATGTGTCGTTCAACCATACCGCGTAAAACAGGTTCCTGGCGCGGATGGACTCCTCCCCCTGGTTCCTACGAAGCATCAGAAAGTCTATTATATCAGGATGATGTGGCTCGAGGTAAATAGCGAATGAACCCTTGCGGCGACCTCCCTGATTGGCATACGCAGATGTGGCGTCGAATACCCGGAGCATTTGAACAATTCCGTCGGACTCTCCGTTTGTACCATTGATCCTGCTGCCCCTCCCGCGGATATCAGAGATGTTGATACCGATGCCTCCTCCGTGCTTAGACATCTGGGAACAGTCGCCGAGGACCTTGAAGATGTCGGCAAGGGAATCTGGGACGTGTACCAGGAAACAAGAAGCAAGGTTGGCATTCTTCATCCCAGCGTTGAAGATAGTTGGGGATGCATGCGTGAACTTCCGGAGAGATAGTGCGTCGTACGTCTCCTTCACCTTGGCAATGTCGCCTCGCCAAAGGGCAATCCCGATTCGCAAATACACATGCTGAGGCCGCTCTACAATCTTGCCACCAACCTTTGTCAGATACATTCTTTCCATCGTCTTAAAGCCAAAGTAATCGAAGTCAAAATCCCGGGAATAGTCCACGATCTTCTGATACTCACTACCAAACTCCTGGACGTCCTGGCGGAAGTCGTCATTTAGCAGATGGCTCATTTTCCCATATGTATCAACGATGGAGTCGCTTGTTTGCTTCTGGAGGTTTGACACGCCAATACGAGCAGCGAGAATGCCATAATCAGGATTCACAGTAGTAAGACTAGCTGCCTTATCAGCAGTGAGGTCGTCGAGCTTGGTGGTTGTAATCCCATCAACAATAGAAGCGCAGATGCTTCCGACAATTCTGCTGACGTCCACAGATAGACCGGTCTGGGCCCGCGAGCCCTTAAGGTTCGGTTTAGCACCCTCGGGCCAGCAGAGACGATGGATGCGCTGCATGATCTTGTCAAAGCTCACCGGCTCGAGCTCACCGCTGCGCTTGACAACGTTCATCTTCATTGTGGAGGCAGACTGCATAATCAGTTGATAATAAACTAGAGAAACAAACGAATTGATATACCGCATCGTGACAATATACAAGTATCCCAGGGTTTCTGTGACTTTATTCATATCGTCGAGGTGGTATATTAAATAGATTTCATCTGTTATATATTTACAAAAATGCCGCTTAAGGATCCTATTAAGAGAAAAGAATATCAAGATAAGTATCGTGCAAAAAATAAAGATCAACAGAGAGAATACGATGCAAAACGTTATCAAAATAATAAAGAAACAAAACAAGAATCCGACGCAAAACGCTACGAAGAACGTAAACAACACGCTATGAAATCCATAATAAACGGATCTATAATTGATAGAAGAAAATGGGATATATGGTGTAATGTAATTAAAAGAGGTGCTACAAAGAATAAACACCCGTACTCTGATGATTTTACAAATGAAATCATGTTTGATATGATGGTTCGCGGATGCTTTTATTGTGGAGACATCGCTACAACGATCGATAGAATAGACTCTAAAATCGAACACACGCTAGATAATTGTGTAGGATGTTGCCACGGATGCAACATGTCCAAGGGTGCCGCGGATCTTTCGACTTTCGTAAGAAAAGCCTATTATCGTGCCCGTGAAAAATATTTTGACGATGATATTGATATTTGGTTCGTTAATAAGACGAAACCATACATATGTCATTACAAAAGAGATGCCAAGAAGAAAGGAGTCTCTTTCGAGTTGTGTGAAACAGAATGGAATGAGTTGATAGCGAACGACTGTGCATATTGTAATCGAAGTCCGACAACGTGGTTCGGAGTCGATCGTGTGATTCCGTCACTAGGATACATTGTTGGCAACGTGACATCATGTTGTTATGATTGCAATCTAGACAAACTCGAGGGAGATGTTGAAAGTATGATGAAACGGAATGAACGAATCGCCAGAAGAGTCGATTCCGGTGTTCTCGTCATTAATAAAAGTGATAAAGTGGTACTTCATCATGGCACACAACCGTCTACCAATAAA